AGTGGACCTTCAGACCTATGAACTCATTATAATACATGGGATCAAGTAGAACATCTCTATCGAATTGTTCTTTTGCTTCATAATATGATAATTCACCTTTAGTCTTGCATAATCGCAATACTGTTCGAATGAACCTGTCGCCGCCATGATCTTCGACTAAACCTTTTACTTTTTCATTACTTCCATAGTAATCTTTCCAGTCAGATTCCTTTATTTGTATTCTCTTACGCTTCTTACCTTTGAGAGGTGGCAGTCTACGTTTGGACCATAATGTTTTCTTACCAATGTATTTCTTACCATTAGTTTTATCTTCAATCTCATAAACGAAACCGACCCATAATGAAAGTTCATCATGAGCCGGATTAAATTCTTTATCTTTGTAATACCACATGCATCTATTTATTCCTCATCAAAGTATTCCTCATCGAGGTCAATAGGCGCACCACATAGCGGGCAATGTTCTGGTTCGTCATCTGAATTTAATACTTCTATTACTGTTCGGCCGTCACAGACGGGACACTCAATGTCATAATTTCTTTTTGCCAAGGTTTATGCCTCACACGCAGCACAGTTCATGATATCTCGAACTAGCTCCTGTGCGGGATTAGCTGATCGTTGATAATAAAAAGTCTTCACACCTAGTTTCCATCCTTCGATAAGCAATGCGTTTACGTCTTTTGCTGATACGTCTGGATGAATTAATATATTGAGAGACTGTGCCTGATCAATGTGTTTTTGCCGAGCAGCTGCTTGTTGTACAATAATTAGTGGTGATATTTCTGAGAATGTTTTGAATACATTTTTCTCATCTTCAGTTAGAAAGTCAAGATGCTGGACTGAGCCACCACGCTTGAGAATTGATACCCATACTTCTTCATTATCTTGTTCATACTTTACTAGTACATCTTTGAGATATGGGTTACGATATGTGAATTTACCCTTTGCTAAATCCTTTGTAAAGTAATTAGACGCAAGTGGTTCAATCGAAGGTGACACTTGACCTAGGATAAAAGATGACGATGTTGTGGGCGCAATGGCGGCAACCGTGAGGTTCCTCAGGCCGTATCCTTTCATACCGTCGGGCTCACCATACTTCTCTGCAAGTTCTTGCGATGCTTTGACTGATCGTTCTTTTATTTCTTTTGATATTTGTGTATTAAGTAACATAGCATCAAATGATTCAAATGCAATGCCCTTTGATTGTAGATATGAATGCCAACCTAATTGACCTAAACCTAATGCTCTCCAACGTACGGCAAAGTTGTGTGACGATTCCATGAATTGAATACCACGTGTCTTGCGAATATATTCAGTCATGACTGCATCAAGAAATGTTATCATGGTCTCAACAGCATCAGTGAGTTTCCATTCATCGTATGTCAATAGATTCATCGATGCAAGATTACAAACAAATGATTCGTCTTGTGCTGATGGTAACGCAATCTCGGAACAGAGATTAGATGCCCATATTGTACGTTCTTTATCTTTGAGTACTTGAGGCTTGTTGTTGTTTACTGTATCTTTGAAAAACAAATATGGATAACCAGACTCACGACGTTTACGTAGGACTCTTGCCCATATAGTTCGTTTGTCTGCATCTCCATCAATCATCGATTGCATCCACTCATCACCTATAGTAACTCCGAGTGATAGATTCTGAATAGTAGAACCTTCTTCTCGTGTATCTAAAAACTCTAAAATGTCTGGTGATTCGATATCTAGATATACAGCACAAGATCCTCGTCTCACATTACCCTGTGCAATAATATCTACTGTTGTTTCTAAGAGATTTGCAAAATGGACTGGACCGTCTGCCGTACCGCCTGTATTGATTGCAGCTCCACGAGAGCGAAGTGAACCAAGGTAAGCTGATGTACCAGCACCCATTTTTGTTTGCATACCAACCTCAGCAGTTTTGCCTAAGATCGATTCCATACGATCTTCTACATAAACTCCATTACACGAGATAGGTAAACCCTTTTGTGTACCAAAGTTTGACCATACCGGACTAGACAAAGAGTAATAACCTCTTGCCATATATGTGCAGAACTTATCTGCAAAGTCATAATCATTTAAAATATCTGCCGCAGCTTCTGCGATATCTCTAATACGTTCTTCGGCGGTCTTACCGCCATCGATGTACCCACGACTGAGAAAAGTGCGTGAGTCATCATTGAGCCAAAAAAAGTCTTCCATAATATTTCCTTAAAATAAGTCGTCAGCAGATATACCTTGACCTTTTGCATATTCAACAGGCCGCTTCTGAAAGAAGTCGGTCATATTAGCACCATATAGTTCTTCGTCAAACCAGAACGTTTCATCTACATCTGCTTGGTCATATACAATTTCACTGTTGTCAAAGCCAATTTGGTCTAGCGAATCCGCCATACGCTTGGCAATGAATGATTTCAAAATAGGTGCACTTAAACCATCAACTTTATAATCTCCCATGATCCAGTCAATTACTTTACTTTCGGCTTTTAGTGATTCAATACACTCATGTTGAATGCGATCCTGAAGTTCTTGATCGAACAGATCAGGATATTCTTCACGCAATGTTTGAATTAGTTTGATGCCGACCTGAGCATGCAACATTTCTTCGTTACGTGTATATTGTACTTGTTGAGCACAGTCTTTCATGACAGCTTTATTACGGTTCATATGCATGATTATATAAAACTGACTGAATAGACTTACGTTCTCAACGAACAATGTGAATAGAATAATAGAATAGACGTATTGTTTCTTGTCATCATCGTAATGTTTCTCAAGATACTTACGTAGATAATCCACACGCCCACGGATCACCTTCTCATTAAGGTTCTCTTCGAATACGTGCGTCAAATGTAATACTTCTAAAATCTTTTCGTATGCCAAGTTATGAATAACTTCTGAGTTAGCCATGGCATAACCTAAGTCTTTGATAGACGGATGAGGTAAGTGTTTACCAACATCAGCCCAGAAACTCTTGACCGCAATCTCAATCTGACCAATAGCAGACATAGTTTTCACTATGACCTCTTGTTCTTCTTTTGTTAAGTCGGTTTTAAATTGAGAATAGTCTGAACGAAAATTAAATTCATCGGGTGTCCAGAACCCTTTCCAGATAGCGTCTATGAACTGCTTCGTCCATGGATAGAGATCTGGCTTGCGTGCGATCTGTTCTGTGAATAGCATGCGATACTCCGTCTAAGCATAAAGGAATTGCTCCCGCAAATTCAGGCCGAATTGCGGCATTCCAGGTTTAAATTGTTTTTGATTATTGATATTATATATCAGATTGCAAATCTTGTAAACAGCTATATGAGCCTATTTTAGAAAAAAAAATACTATATTTTGTAAAAAATTTATTCTTTTTCTTCTACTGTTTCAGGCTCAGTAGGTGTTACAGCTTCTTCATAATAAGCTATTATAGATTGTTGTTGCTTGATATATCGACGTAGATCACCTATGCCTAATGCAAGGTTCTCATAGCCCTTAGGAGTGATAGCAATAAAAACTATCTGGCCGGTTTTAGTCTTAACTTCTTCCAGCTTCGCATCTAAGTTTTCTTCTGTGATTACGAACCAATCGACAGGTGGCATTTCAACTTTAGCAGGACGTTCTTGGACCGGTATGGTCTTCTCAACGTACTCAGTCGTTACCACTACCTCCGGCTCCACTGTCCTCCCCAGACACCCCGCTAGTATCAACGGGCTCATCAGTAGGAGGGGTAGTTTCATTTTCGATACGATTGATAAGCTTTTCGACTGCGTTATCAATTCTATCTTCGAGTCCTTGTGCATTTGTTAATGCCTCCATAGTCAAATCGATTTTAGCAAAGACGCCACGTAACTTATTCAAATGTTCATTTGATTGTTGTAGTCTCTTCGATAAATCTCTGTTTAGTTTTTCGTTTTTCTCAGCATCGGCCTTCATTGTGTTTACAGTATTCTGTAATGTCTCGGCAGCTGATTTAAGCTTTACATTGTTTTCTCTCAATGTATTCATAGTTTCTTGTGACCATAAGTAATAGCTATATCCGCCATAACCTACGCCACTCAATAAAGAAACCAGTATTAAAAATAAATATATCTTAGCCATTTTGTTGATGTATATAGTCTCTAAAACGCTTTAGTAAGACTGTCCTTTTCTTTGATCGTCTATCAGTTACATTAATTGGTTTAAAAGCTTTGCGAGCATGAGGTGCTAGGTCGACGCCACCGTGTGCTACTGAATTAGTAGGTGCGTCTTCTTCCATTTCTTTTTTCTTCTTCATTTCGATATCTCCGAAACAGTAAAATAGATTTTTCTTTGAGTACGTAGGTGGACGCCTTCATAGATATCCAGTCCAACAACGTCTCCGACTGGAAAGCAATCATCTAAAATACGAATCTTATCTTTTTTCTTTACAAGCATTTCATGGGATTCGTTTAGCATTTTATCATTCAATACGTGATAAACGCCTGGTGAAATTTGTTTTTCGTCTAGCATAAACCACTGTGAGTTTTCGTTGATCAGATCTAATGCATCGATGCCTGATTCTTCAAGAGCCCTCCCAGGGTTTACACCATACTTTTCTTTTAATAAGAACAGAGCGGAAGCGAAGGAACCGACTTTACCGCCTGGTATTAATTTCTTTATATTATAAACTAGTCTATGGAATAAAGTATACGCACCTTTTTCTGCAGATGTTTCAGGGCTTCTTAACTTTTTACCCTTCGCATCAATAAGACCCATCTTGAACGCTTTGGTCTTATCAAACGAAGTCGTTAAAAGTTTTAAAAATCTAATCGTATATACCAGATCTCCGGCACGTGTCAATATGGGCATCAGATTTTCCTTAACGCTTCGATTGCATTCTTATCCATTTTAATATCTACCATCTGTGTATCCGTAATATGTCTTAGGAATACTAAGAATGGTTTTATTACTTCTAGTTGTTGTTCGCTCATCTTAAATAATAAAATATTCAAGCTAGCTTCGATACCAAATACATTGAAGATTACTATAACATGATTTAGTATCAAGCGATCAGATAACTGACCTGTTTCTAAGTATCGGTTAACTAACCGCTTGACATATTTAAACCTGTTAAGGTCCTCGTTAAACTCTTCAGCATCTATTCCTAATGGGCTATAATAATTCTTTGCTGCATATAGGAACAAGTTCGCATCATTTAATTCAATTTTCATTTTCTACGTTCTTTTCATAATACCTTTCATTGTATTTATTAACGTAGATTTGTTTTTACGACGGTCTAATTCGACACCATTTTCACGACCAAGTTCTTCTAATTCTACTTTAGTCATGCCTTTTAGATCGCCTTCGTTTAGTGTTTCAAGCGACGGTGCTGGAGCCGGATCTGCTTCGGTCAACATTTGTCCACCTTGCGCTGCGTGCCACTCATCAATCTCTTCTTGAGTAAAATCCCAACGCACCATGATCCGACCATCTTCCCGTTGCCACCCACGTAGGGTTGGCACGTGATTTGCTGGTCCTGATATCATTATTTGTCCTCTACTTTCTTCATAGTTTCTGGCTTTACAGCCTTTTTATTCACTTCGTCTTTTGCTTGATTTGGTACAGTCCTCATCAAGTCTTGTGCATTCTTAGCAACTATTTTTTCATGGTCAACTGAATCATCAGGCACTTGATTGCCTTCATGGTCTTTGATCCAGTTCGCAGCAGCTGCTGAGATATGATCTTGGCTTTGATTTACTGTATCAGCCTGATCATCTTTTAGTTTCTTATCAGCGGGAATCATTGGCTCAGGCGCTACAGCATTCTGATTAACCACATTCTTTTCCATGATTCGTTTATAAATTGGCCACTTAGTATCTTCTTGGGCCATATTACTGTCTGAGCTCATAGCTTTTTCACCTTTTTCCTTTTTCTTTTTAGGATTCATTACGATTTCTTCATCCTCTTTACGAGTCTTGCGACCAGAAGAACATGATCCTTGCTCTTCAGCTTTCTTATGATAGCCTTTGCCATCACAATGATCGCATCCTTCACCTTTACATTTTGGACATTCCACGTGGTTTTCGTCCATCTTTTTCTTTTTGCGCATCATAGCGAAATCAGAACCGTCGATGTCACCATCTCCGTCTTTGTCTAATTTCTTCTGACCACCTTTTAACTTTTCTTGGACTTGCTGATATGCCTGCCCAATAACTTTTATGTACTCTTTATTTTCCATTGGTTCCTTCCTTTACATCCATATTTGGGCGGCTATGGCGCCGGCGGCTGCCACTATGGCAATCCAGAATAATTTATTTATAACTCGTATGGTATTAGCGTTATCACCTACGGTTTTTTCTATAGTATCTAATTTCTCTGAGAACTTATTCATCCGTTCCCATGAGTTAGTACGATACTCATTATAAGCATCCATCTTCTCTTCAAAGCGAGCAAGTGCTACTAATACTTCACTCATCTTATCTAACTTTTCTTCTATGCGATCTAGTCGCTTTGCAGTTCCTTCGGCCATTAACACTTCCACCTTCTACGTGCAGCTTTACCTCTTTCACCTGTCCAACCTTTAGATCTAGCACAGAAAGACTTACGTCTCTTTGCATCTTTACTACCGCGTTTTACTTTACCGGTTACTGCTGTTTTTAGTTTACTTCCAGGGTTTTTTGCTCGGAATGCTGCGACACCCTTTTTTGTCATGCCAGCGCCGTCTTTAGTCGATAAAAAGTTACCACTCTTTTTAGAAGTGTCAATAGGATTAGATTCCCTATCTTCTAAAAAAGTTTTAAACCTATGCATCATTTTGCCTTTGAGCTTGTCTTTTTAATGCTTCTCTATTTCTTTCAGCTTCACGTTCTTTTTGTCTATTTCTAACTGCATCATATGTCTTTTTAGCAGCGTATGCGCCACCAACACCCAATGCAACCTTCGCTGCTGTACTCAAACCTTTTTTAGGTTTTTGTGGTGTAGCAGAAGTAGTTTTTCTTGGCAAATTTCCTCTC